GAAGTTTCTGATGACCTGGAACTTGAATCAATTTTACGTGAACTTGACAAAAAAGAAGAAGGTAAAATGGATGAAAAGAAAGATGTTGATGAAGCTAAAAAAGTTGACGAAAAGAAAGAAATGGACGAGAAGAAAGACATGGACGAAGCGAAAAAAGAAGTTGAAGAAGCTAAAAAAGAAGTTGAAGAAGCCGTTAAGGTTATCAAAGCTTTAAAAAACGAGCTTAACGAAGTAAACTTGTTAAACGCTAAATTGCTTTATGTTAACAAAATCTTCAAATCTAAATCTTTAACTGAGTCACAAAAAGTTAAGGTTATTAACGCATTTGACAGAGCTGAATCTGTAAAAGAAGTTAAAAACACTTACGAGACATTGAAAGAATCTTTCAATGGTGCTGCTCAGAAAAGCACAATCAAAGAATCAGTTGGATTCGCTTCTAAATCAGTAATCGGCGGTGCTGCAGTTCAACCTATTGTAGCAGACGATTTTGTTTCTAGAATGCAGAAATTAGCTGGTATTAAATAAACAAACAATTTAAAATTAAATTTTTTAACAAATGTCAAACGTAATTAATCAATTACTCGAATCTGCAAACCCATGGCAGAGTATGCAATCAGACGCAGTGCGTCTTAGCAAAAAATGGGGAAAATCAGGTTTGTTAGAAGGTTTGAGAACGGAAACTGATAAGAACAACATGTCTCTTATCTTAGAAAACCAAGCTAAACAATTAGTTGTTGAGCAATCTCAAACTGGTGCTACAAGCGCAACTTTCACTCCTGGTACTGGTGCTCAGTACGCTGCTGTTGCTTTACCTTTAGTTCGTAAAGTATTCGGTCAAATCGCTGCTAAAGAATTCGTTTCTGTACAGCCGATGTCATTACCTGCTGGTTTAGTATTCTTCTTGGATTTCCAATATGGTACTAACGGTAAGGAAATCTTCCAACAAGGCCAATCATTATATGGTCAGAACTCAACTAACTTCGGTAACTTTGCTTCTGGTGGTCTTTATGGTGCTGGTCGTTTCGGTTACTCAACCAACCAGTTCTCTTCTTCATTAACTGCTTCAGTAGCTGGTTTTGCTGCACAGTCAGCTTCATGGGCTGAGTTACAATGGGGTGGTCAATTCTCAAGTTCATTAGATGGTAACGGATGTGTTACAACTATTATCAAAGTAACTGTTCCTACTTCATCTATCTCTTCTGTTATTGATACAAATGGTGTACGTGCTTTCGCTATTAGTGGTTCAAATGGTGTTCCTACTTTACCTAACAACTTACCTCAATACACAACTTTTGATGGTACTAATGTTAACTTCTTTGTAAGTGCATCTACTATTGCTGCTAACTTTACTGGTAGCTATGTTGTATTCTACAACAAGGTAACTAACTTCAACACTGCTGGTGATTTCGAAGATGGTAACCCTTACGCTGTACCGAATGACATTTCTTCTTCAGTGATCGCTATCCCTGAAATTAATGTTCAAATGAGAAGTGAAACCATTTCTGCTAAAACTAAAAAGTTAAAAGCACAATGGACTCCAGAATTTGCTCAAGACTTAAACGCTTACCAGTCAATCGACGCTGAAGCCGAATTAACTTCTATGTTATCAGAGTACATCTCTTTAGAGATCGACTTAGAAATCTTAGATATGTTAATTAGCAACGTTCCTTCAGGTAACATTGAATACTGGTCTGCTAAAGTTGGTGCTCAAATCACTCAACCTGGTACTGCATTCTCTAACTACTCAGAAAATAACACTGGTGGTTTATTCTACACTCAAATGAGTTGGTTCCAAACAATTGGTATCAAATTACAAAAAGTGTCTAATAACATCCATCAGCGTACTTTACGTGGTGGTGCAAACTTCATGGTAGTTTCTCCTGCTGTTGCAACAATCCTTGAATCAATCCCTGGATTTGCTGCTGATACAGACGGTGCAGCTGACAAAATGGAGTATGCATTTGGTGTACAAAAAGTAGGTGCTTTAAATAGCCGTTACAAAGTGTACAAGAATCCATACATGATCGAAAACCAAATCTTATTAGGTTTACGTGGTACTCAGTTCTTAGAAACTGGTGCTGTTTATGCTCCTTACATTCCATTAATTATGACTCCATTAGTGTACGATCCA